TTAGCCTGACAGTCCCACAAGCCACATTGTCATCAGATGCAACAATCATCTCTGTGCCTGATGTGTTGGTGGCTCAGAATGCTTATGCTCGGGCATTGGTAGAGCGTGGTGAAGATGGTGGTTTGTCTTCATCTGAGGCTTATCTTTTGTACAAGTCAATGCTCTCTGATTACATTGCATTGGAAGGCACTCGCTACCCTGAGAATCAGGAGTTTGTAGCGGTATGAGCCAACAGATTCAGACATTCAGCATCTCAGCCCCCGGCTTTTATGGGCTGAATACTCAAGACTCGCCTCTTGATTTGAATGCTGGCTTTGCTTTGGTTGCGACTAATTGCATCATTGACCAATATGGTCGTATTGGCTCACGCAAAGGTTGGTCAAGGGTCAATTCTTCTTCTGGTGACTTGGGCGCAAATGATGTGAAAGTCATTCACGAATTGGTGCTGGCTGATGGAACATTGACTGTCTTGTTTGCTGGAAACAACAAGATATTCAAGTTGAGTTCTACAAATGTTGTGACTGAACTCGCCTATGGGGGTGGGGGTACTGCACCAACCATCACTGCAAGCAATTGGCAATGTGCGTCACTGAATGGCATCACTTACTTCTTTCAGTCTGGTCACAATCCTTTGATCTATGACCCTGCTGTATCGACTACAACATACCGTAGAGTTTCAGAAAAAACTGGTTATCAAGCTACTGCACCTGATGCTGACATTGTGATTTCAGCGTTTGGTCGTTTGTGGGCGGCTAACACTACCTCTGTAAATGCCACTGTTTATTTCAGTGACTTGATTTCTGGTCATGTATGGTCAACAGGTACTGCTGGCTCATTGAATGTGAACAATGTGTGGGTAAATGGTGCTGACCAGATCACTGGTTTGGCGGCTCACAATGGCTTCCTGTTCATCTTTGGTAAGCGTCAGATTCTTGTCTATCAAGGTGCAACAGCACCATCAACTATGTCTATCAGTGACACTGTTGAAGGTATTGGTTGTATTGCTAGAGACAGTATTCAGACAACAAGCACTGATGTGCTGTTCTTGTCAAACTCTGGTGTTAGATCGTTGATGAGAACGATTCAAGAGAAGTCTGCACCTGAGAGAGACTTGTCAAAAAATATTCGTAATGATTTGATGGGTGCTGTAGCTGGTGAGACATTGGCAAACATCAAGTCTGTGTATTCAGAGCGTGAAGCCTTTTACTTGTTGACAACACCTAGCATTGATACTACTTGGTGCTTTGATACCAAGGCTTATTTGCCTGATGGTTCTGCAAGGGTGACTACATGGGATTCCATTACTCCTAAGTCTTTCTTGTCTCGCAGAGATGGAAGTCTTTACATTGGCAAGAATGGATACATTGGGTACTACAACACATACCAAGATTACAACGCTTCTTACCGTATGTTGTACTACACCAATCATGCTGATCTTGGCGACCAGAATGTAACTTCAATTCTGAAGAAGTTGTCTACGGTTGTGATTGGTGGAACAAACCAAGTGGTGACATTCAAGTGGGGTTTTGACTTTAAGACAAACTACTTGTCTGACAATGCAAGTATTCCAGCGCAAGGTGTTTACTATTACGGTATTGCTGAATATGGTGCAAATGCCACAACGATTGCTTACTATTCTGATGGTGTTGCGTTACAGACTTTGACTGTTTCGGCATCAGGCACAGGTAAGGTTGTTCAAACAGGTTATGAATCAGACATCAATGGTGCGGCATTGTCTATTCAGAAGATTGAAATTCAAGCCAAGAATGGCAAACTGAGTTAAAGGAGAGTATTGTGTCTGACTATACCAAGAGTACGAATTTTGCTACCAAAGACAATTTGTCTTCTGGCAACCCTTTGAAGATTGTCAAGGGTACTGAGATTGACACTGAGTTCAACAACATTGCCACTGCTATTGCAACTAAAGCAGATTTGGCAAGTCCTACCTTTACTGGCACACCAACACTGCCAACTGGTACGGTTGCTGTTACTCAGGCTAATGGAAGTAACACAACCACTATTGCTACCACTGCTTTTGTTCAAGCGGCAATTGCTTTGTTGTATCCAGTGGGTTCTATTTACACGAATGCAAGTGTTAGCACTAACCCTGCAACTTTGCTTGGCTTTGGTACATGGACTGCATTTGGTGCTGGTCGTGTTATGGTTGGTTTTGATTCGGGTAATGCGCTGTTTGACACTGCTGAAGAAACAGGTGGTAGTGCAGATGCAATTGTTGTCAGCCACACCCACACGGCAACATCTACAGTTACAGACCCCGGACACTTTCACTCTTATGAGCAACCTAGTAATACTTTTATTCAGGGCGCAATTGGTGGAACTGGCTTAACCAATAAATTTTCTGGTAGCACTGGGAGCAAAACTACCGGCATTACGGTTGCAACAACGAACAGCACAGAAGGTTCAAGTGGCACAAATGCTAACTACCAACCGTACATTACTGTCTATATGTGGAAAAGAACGGCATGAAAAACCCTGAAATATTGCATCACTTCTCTGATGGGCTTTACGCCAAGCAGTCATTTTTTCCTGCTGGCATGGCTATCTTGAAGCATACGCATGACTTCAGCCATTTGTCGATATTGGCTCAGGGTAAGGTTGCTGTGTTGCGTGGGAATGAGATTGACATTATTGAAGCACCAGCGTGTATTGAGATCAGATCAGGGTTGACTCATGGTGTCAAAGCAATAACAGATTGTGTTTGGTTTTGTATTCATGCCACTGACGAGAAAGACCCGTCAAAAGTGGATGAAATTTTGATTAAGGGAGATTGATATGCCTATAGCCGCTGCCGCAATTATGGGAGGTGCATCACTGTTAGGTGGTGCAATGCAAAGTAAAGCCGCTGGAGATGCGGCACGACAATCCGCACAGGCTCAACTTGAGGCGGCACGAATTGCGGCTGAAGCGGCTAAGTTTCGCCCTGTAGGGGTTACTACTAGGTATGGCTCATCGCAGTTCCAGTTTGACCCTAGCGGTTATCTGTCTGGTGCTGGCTACACAGTCAGCCCTGAGTTAAAGGCATATCAAGACCGTTTACAGGCTCTTACAGGCGGTGCTTTGACTCAGGCTGAGATGGCACAGCAACAGTATGCTCCGCTTCAACAAAGTGCTACAGGATTGTTTGGATTGGGTCAGCAGTACCTACAACAGACACCTGAACAAGTGGCATCTCAATACATGAGACAGCAACAAGATTTGCTTGCGCCTAGCCGTGAAAGACAAATGGCTCAGTTGCAAAACCAGTTGTTCCAACAAGGTCGTGGTGGCTTGTCTATAGGTGCTACAGGATTGCGCCCCGGAGGTGGAGAAGGTTTAAGAGCAACAACTCCTGAGATGGAGGCTTATTACAACGCATTGGCTCAACAAGACTTGCAATTGGCGGCTCAAGCTCAACAGGCTGGTCAACAGAATGTGGCATTTGGCGCAGGATTGCTAGGTTCTGGTGCTGGCTTAATGGGTCAGTATCAAGCTGGTCAGGTTGGTGCTCTGAGTCCATTTAGCACTTACTTAGGTGCTGGTTCTACCATTGAATCTCTTGGACAACAGCCTTTGACATTAGGGTCTGCATTGGGCGGTCGTTCTGCTGAAGCTGGTGCTGGTGTTGGTAAAAGTTTGCTTTTGGGCGGCATTGGGGCGGCTCAAACCATTCAAGGTGCGGCAGGACAAAGTGGTATTGGTACTGCATTGATGAACTTGGGTAAGAGTCCTGAGTTTGCTAGTGGTGTAAGCAGTGCCTACGATAAGTATTTTGGCGGTAATTTAAATGCACCATATAACTATCAAAGCGGCTTGCAGGTAGGTCCTGTAATGCCGGGTCAAAGTCAACCTTATGTTTTTGCAGATTAAGGATTAAATCATGGCATCAGACATCTTAGGTTTATTCACTACCCCACAGCAGTATGAGCAACAGCGTCTTGCGGCTATGGAAGCGCAAGCCTTGCAAATGGCAAGACTTAGCCCAATGGAACAGGGTCAATATGGCATTGCTCTTGGCGCACAGCAACTAGGTCGTGCCATTGGTGGTGCTTTGGGTGGTGTTGACCCACAATTGCAGAAGATCACTCAGCGTCAGCAGTTGCTTGGCATGATTGACCCAAGCAACCCAGACTCATACGCACAAGCCATTCAAACAGCATTGCAAGGTGGCGATCAAGAAGCAGCATTCCTGTTGCGTAATGAAATGATGAAGGCGCAAGAACAGGCAGCAGTTGCCGAGGCTCGTAGGTTTGAGCAACAGAACAGAGCACTTGAGTTTGGCATTAAAACAAGAAACCTAGTGGCAGAAACTCAGGCGCAAGAAAAATCCAAGTTGCTGTTTAAAGAAGATGGCACTATTGACCAAAATGTTTATGCTGACTTGCTAACCCTTGGGCAAGCTGGGCAAACTGCTATTGATAGAGCGTTGAAAGGTAGAGAGGGCATTAAATCAATCCAAGTGCAGCAATTGGCTGAAGGATTGTTTAATCCAGATGGGACTCGTAATATAACAATTCAAAATGAGTTAGCAAGGACTCCAGAAGGTCGCAATATTCTCAAGGCACTTACACCAGAGACTAAGGTCTTTAAGCGTGGCGACCTCATTACTGAGGTAAGTCCTATTACTGGAAAATATGAAATAGTGACACCTACAGGATTGAAGCAAGTCCCTGTTGGCGAAAATCCAATCAAAGCCATGATTGATAGCAAGGCAATTGACAAAACGGTTGAACCTTTTGCCAAAGAAATTGCGGCTCAGTGGGACAACCTTGATGACAAAGGCAGGGCAGATTCTCTTGAAAGCCTTACTAAAGTAAATAATACGGCTTTAGATAGAAACCAGAGAAACGCTGAATCTAGTGTTGGTGGTACAGACAAGGTTCAGTCAAGTAAAGTAACTCCTGATGGAACAACCATTGTTGTTATGAAAAATGGCACAACCAAGGTAATCAGTGCTCAAGGTGTTGAACTTACAGGTCAAGCTAGGGCAGATGCAATTAGAGCTTCTGAAGAATTTGGTGCGACAACTCAACGCACTAGAGCGCAAGAAAGAAGTGTTGGCGAGTTAACAGCAAAACAAGTTGGTCAAGCCTTTGCAGAGGTTGGCAAGATCAAGAAGAATATTAGCAACATTAATGAGGCTATTGACGCAATTGACAAGGGTGCGAATACAGGTGTAATCGCAAGTAAATTTCCAAACATAACAGCGGCATCAATACAACTTGCAAATGTAAGAAATCAATTAGGTCTTGATGTCATTGGTTCTGTAACATTTGGTGCTTTGTCGGAAGGCGAATTGAACCTTGCCTTGGATACAGCGTTGCCAACTACCTTGTCTCCCAAAGACCTCAAAACATATTTGGTGAATAAGAAAACTGCTCAAGAAAAACTTGTTGGATATCTATCAAAACAAGCAACTTACTTACAAAAGCCTGGCAATACATTGGCTGGATGGTTAGAAATGGTTGAAAACCAAGGTGGTTCAGCACCATCAGTACCTGCTGTTGATCAAATTCCAAGTGGTAAACAGACACCACCTGCTGCAAAAGGCAAAGTTGTGAAAAAATGGTCTGATCTTAAATAAAGGTTAATCATGGATATTGAACTGCCAAATGGGGTAATCATTGAAGACATTCCAGAAGGAACAACTTCAGATGAAGTAATGGCTAAAGCTATTAAAGCTGGTCTTGCTACGCCAGAAGACTTTAAGCGTGTTTTGGGTATGTCTGAACAAGTAACCCAACCACCACCTCCGCAAGTGCAATATAGAGAACCCTCTTTGGGTGAAAAAATTATTGGTGCTGGCGAGACAGGGTTAACGCTCTTTACTGGTGGCACTACAGGTCTTGCTGGTACTATTGGCGGTGCTTTATCTGGTGGCTATGAAGAGTTGAAATCTGGTCAATTTGGTACTCCAGAAGCGGCTAGAAGGATTGAGCAAAGAGCAGCATTGGCTGGTCAGCAATATACCTATATGCCAAGGACTCAAGCAGGGCAAGAACAAGTTAAATTTCTTGGAGAGGTTGGAGCAGAACTTTTACCACTTCAACCAGTAGTACCACTAGGTTTATTTACCCAAGGTACAGGACAAGCCATTGTGCCATCTATTCGGCAAGGAGTTTCTACTGTTCGTGGTGCTTTTGGCGAAAAGCCAGTAATGCCAAGAATCGAACCTACATTTGGTCAAAGTGCTGGTGCGGCATCTACACCAATGGCTACAGTTCGTGAGGCAACAGCGACTAATCTTCCTGTTCCTGTGACCTTAACAAAGGGCGCAAAAACCCGTGAGGCTGAACAACTTGCATTTGAAAAAGAACAAATGAAGGGGCAGTTTGGTGAACCTTTGCGTAAAAGAATTGAGCAAAACAATCTTGAGGTTCTTCAAAATTTTGATGCCTTAATGGAAATGACAGGTGCTCAAGCGGCACAATCTGGATTTGCGGCTACAGGGAACAAAGTAATTGATGCTTTGTCTCAAGGTTGGCAGGGTGCTAAAACCAAAACCAGTGCGGCATATGCAAAGGCTGAAAAAGCTGGTGAACTTCAAGCTCCAGTAAGCCTTGATTCACTTGCCAGTTACATCAATCAAAATATGCCAGAGTCAACAGTTGCGCCTGTTATCAATGTTGCAAAAAATAAAGGAATTCAATTAGGAATCCTTAAAGAACTTGATGATGGAACGGTTGTAGCATTGCCAGCAGACTTGAAGAATACTGAGTTATTGCGTAGAAGCATTGGCAATACCATTGGCATAGACCCAACAAACAAGAAGTTTGGCGGTGAACTCAAGCAAGTAATTGACGCATCTACAGAAGGTCTTGGCGGTGATTTATACAAGCAAGCAAGGGCATTGCGTGAGCAACAAGCTCGTAAGTTTGAAGGTCGTGCCATTGTTGCCAATTTACTCACAAAGGTAAAAGGCAAGGATGACCCAAAGATTGAGGCTAGTGAAGTATTCCAAAAATCAATTTTGAACGGTAGTCCAGAAGAGATCACTTTCCTAAAGCGTGTTTTGTTCACAAGCGGAAAAGATGGTCAATCTGCATGGAAAGAGGTTCAGGGGTCAACCATCAACCACATTCAAGAAGTTGCAACAAGTGGTGTTGGAACTGACTCAATGGGAAGAAAGATTGTCTCTCCAGCAAAACTCAATGATGCAATCAAAGGTCTTGATAAAAATGGTCGTTTAGATATTGTGCTTGGCAAGGAAAAGGCGCAAACCATTCGTGATTTAAATGAAGTTTTGCAGTATGTTCAAACAGTACCGCCAGGAACTTTGGTAAATACATCTGGTACTGCTGGCACTATTTTGTTGGCAATATCAGAGGTTGGTGGTGGTCTTGCATTCACAGGGTTACCAGTTCCTGTTTTAGCTGGAATTCGTTATGCAAATCAATTTGTAAAAGACCGCAAACTGAAAGCACGAATTGAAGATGCTCTGAACAAAGGAGACTGAAATTGATCCAATCACGATTTGCCTCATGGCGGCTGGTCTGGTCAAGCAGATTCAGCAAGGTGTTGACCTTTACAAGCAAGCTAAAGATCAGTTTATTCAAGTTAAGCGAACTGGTGAAGAGGTTGTGGCTATTGGCAAGGAACTTGGTGGCTTCTGGAGTAAGCTACGCAAGTTCTTTGCTGGTAGCCCAAAGCATCAAGTTGCAAAGCCTGTGGCTAAGTCTAGGAAATCGGATTATGTTGATGTTGACGAGACTCAAGTCAAAATAGACATAGTTAAGAACCTGACAGAGTTCTTCAAACTTCAGGAGCAATTAGCGGCACACATCAGAGAGGAAGAACAGAAAAGTCTGACAGTCTATGACCCTAATCAGAACCACATGGAAGCGGCTTTAAAGAGGGTGATGGCACAGCAAGAGATGGACAGGTTGGTAATTCAGATTCGTGAGTGTCTCGTATACAGTGCGCCACCAGAGATGGGTGCTCTGTACAGTTCTGTGTATGACATGAAGGACAAGATTGAAGAGGAGCAGACTCAGGCAAGGTTGAAAGAAGAGGCTCTCAAGAGGCAAGCACAATGGCTACGCAAAGAGGAAGAAAGAAGCCTACAAGCCAAGCTAGGAGCAGTGGTAGTGACTTTTATATTCCTCCTTTACCTGTGGATGTGGTTCGTGTTCGTAAGCCATTGGGGGAAGAAGTAATGGGTTGGATAGCGGCTTGCGTACTGATTGCTCTGCTTTTGCCGATCATGGGGTTTCTTTATCTTGACATCTTGGAGACTAAGAATGAGGCAAAGTCTCAGGTTGAAAAGGTGGAGAAGTTGAGAAGACAGGTTGAACAAAAAGATAGGGAGAAAGAGAAATGAAGATAGTTTGCTTGATGGCATTGGTTCTATTGTCTGCCTGTGAAGATAGGTTTAGATATAAGTGCCAAGACCCTCAGAATTGGCAAAATGCCGAATGTAAGCCCCCGATCTGTACCGCTACAGGTACTTGCCCAGAGCAACTCGTTAAACCTGAACAGGAGAAAAAGTAATGCCAACAGTAGGATTTAAACCAAACAACCGAATGACCGCTGAAGAGATTGAAGTCCGAATTTGGGCAATCGTCATCTTCTCCCTGACCATGATTCTTCTTGGCTCTGTGGCTATGTTCCTCTACAGCGTTTCATTCGTGACGCAACCAATGTCAGGCATGGCGGCAATTGACAAGGTATATACACAGCAAATCAATACCATCATGGTGTTTATCACTGGTGTTTTGGGTGGTGTAGCTGGTCGTAGTGCTGTCTCAGCCAGTGCCAAGGCGATAGCCAAGGCAGATGCTGACGCTGACTCAGAGCCACCAACACCATGAGCCTATTAAACCCTTATGTGATTCTTGGCATCGTCTTAGCGGTGCTAGGTTCGTTTGGCGGTGGGTACTGGAAAGGCTCAAAGGATGAGGTGACTCGTCAGCAACTTGAGATTGCCAAACTCAATGCCGAGGCAAGGCAAAAGGAACAAGCACTGACGATGGCGGTTACACAAACAGCAACAGCTTTAAGGACATCAAATGAGAAGGCAAGACAGATTTCAAAAGAGCGTGATTTGGCTATTTCCTCTGGTTCTTTACGGCTGCGGCTTCCTGTCAAAGCAGCCAACTGCCCCATACATACCCCCACAGATACCGCCCCTGCCCCCCGAGATAGCGGTGAAGAGAGAGCCGAACTTGACGCAGAGACTGCTCGATCTCTTGTCGCCATCACCGACTCAGGTGATGAAGCCATTAGACAACTCACCGCCTGTCAACAAGCCTACGAATCCATCTACCAAACCTTGAAAGGAAAACCATGAACCTGTCAGCAAACTTCACGCTAAAGGAACTTACCAGATCAGACACTGCCACTCGTTTGGGTCTGGACAATACGCCAGATGATGAGGCTTTAGAGAACCTGAAGACTCTTTGTGAGAAGGTACTTCAGCCAGTGCGTGACAACTTTGGTCGAGTTACTGTGAACTCTGGGTATCGTAGCCCTGAGTCAAATGCGGCTGTGGGTGGTTCTAAGACATCTGACCATTGCAAGGGTATGGCGGCTGATATTGAAGTTGATGGTGTTGATAACCCTGATTTAGCGCAATGGATTATGGATAACCTTGAGTACACACAGCTCATCCTTGAATTCTACGAAAGGGGTAAAGGGTCAAGTGGCTGGGTTCATGTTAGCTACGACCCAAACAACCTCAAGAAACAGGAATTGACCGCCACCAAGGTGGCAGGGAAAACTACTTATCTGAATGGATTAGTGGCGTAAGCAGCCTTTTGCAGAAGTGCTTGGGGATAAGGTGCTCAAACAAGATCACCTCCCCACACTTCTGGCATAACCAAGCTACGCCTTGATCAACCCTAGTCTCCCGATCACCTCGTAGACCTCTTTGTCTGCCATAAAAGGTGCGTATTTTGACGATCATTTCTTGTTGCTCAGTGCCTTGGAATAGATAAAAACTTGGTTCTTTTCGTTGATGTCACGCTTGTCCTGCTTTCGTTTGGCAAACTCCTCACCCTGTTTGAAGCGTTTCATCTTTTCATCACTCAGCCAAACAGATGGTTGCCCCTTATAGTTGAATGCGTTTGTCATCGTTTCATTCCTCTGATGAAAATCCCAAACGAATCAAGAGTATCTTTTCCAAAGCACTTCATCTTTTCGACCTCCACCGCCACTTCTTCAAGAATGTCGTTTCTCAACTCGTCATAGACTTGTTGCTGAGTTTTGTATTCTTCAATCTGTCTCTTGCGGTTCAATGATTCATTCATGCGGTAACTCCTGAAGTTCCAAAATTCTTTTGTTCAGTCTGGAGATTCTTTGCTCGTTGTAATTCACAATGGATTGCGAGTATTCAACTGAAGTCTCTGCTTGCAGCTTGGCAAGCTGTGCCTCAATCAATTCCTTTTGCACCATCTCAAGAGGTGTCTTTGCTCTGAGTAAATCCTTGACATATTTAATCGTTAAGTCTCGCCAGTTCATGGCTGTTTCCTTTTCTTTGATGGCTTGAACTTGCCCGCCTTGCGAAAGATGGTACGCAAGCTGTTGTAGTTGACACCGAATCTGTTGGCAATCTCCAGCTTGCTGAACCCTTGGTCGAACAAACTGAATGCTCTGCGCTCGTCAATCTGAATCGGTTTGCGCCCCGATCCTGCTCTAGCACCACCTTTCATCCTCGCCCCCTATGGTTGAAAACAAATCCTCTTTTGATTTTTGAATTGGTGCAACTGTAGGTTTTGGCAGCCACATCCCTGACCCACCTCGGGCAGTCTGGACACATCACTCTTTTTCGCTTTCCTTTAGAAGCCACAAAACAAATGCTACGCACACTGCTATTCCCAATGCGAATGCTAATGTCGCTATCAGCAGAAAATTTACTATGGTTTCGAGCATGATTGGTCACCCCTTTGTCTTTGCTATCAAAGTAGAGCAATGCGCCAGCACAAAGCAATGCCACCATGACCTTGCGCCAGTGGTTCATTTGTTTGCCGCAATCAGTTCCAACTCAGCATCCCTGAGTTGGTCTTTGATGATGGTCAACTCCTCCTCCACCATCTTGAGTTTCTTTTCCATCCTCGTTCTTGTCAATCTCTCAGCGTTGGCGTAGCCAATCAAAGAAGACTCAACTGCCACCTTGCGGATGAGTTGGATGATCTGGTCACGACTCATAAAGCCACCAGCAATGTCTTTAGATGGCGCAATCTTGGCAATCAGTTCTTCCAATTCTTTTTCCATAGTCATGCTGTTTCTCCTTGTGGTTGTGATGAATTCCATGCGTGTTGCAAGGCGGTGAAGTTCATGGGTGCAATGGTCACAGTGGATAGGAACAAGCCCTTGCCATGCGTTCTGCGCCCCCAATCGTCAGTGGCTTTGATGTTCTTGAGTTCATTCCTCTTGACAGCGTTGTATACGCTATGCTGCTTAAACCCTGCCTCTATCAACTCTTCCATTGACCGAGGTTCTTGGCAGAAGTCTTGTAGGGGTGTCATTGTTCCCTCGCTTTCAGCATTGCGTCTGCTAGATCGTAAGCATCTTCAGCAATCAATTCCTTTGTACCTTGGTCTAAATCATTTTTAGGAAGCGCATTCCTATCCTTACTGTCCACAATATTGGGATGGTGGTAATCGGTTATCCAATACTGGTAGCAGATTGGAAGCGCCTTTGCCGCCATGTAGTCACGCAAGGTCATGCCTCTTGAATTTGTTTCTTGGTCTTCAATGTAAATGCTTTGTACTGGAAATGCTGGTGGGTTGTTCATTTCAATGCTCCTTTACGCTTTACTGTGCCAACCAAATTCCCCTTATTGATTTCAGATAAAAGATGTTTGGCAACATTCAAAACTTGACGAGCATTGTTTAAATCACCATCAGCCATAAAGTCTTGAGCATTGGTTATTAAATCAACAACAATACTGTTGCCACCTTTCATTTTGTATGTAATGGTTTCTGTGATACCCAAAGCATATTTTTCAATATGGTCAATACCATATCTGCGTCTATTGCGGCTTATTTCTGGGTATGAAGTCATTTCACCATCTCCTTTGCAATCTCAATCAGGAACGGCACAGACAGGATCAAGCCTACTAGGGTGGCTTGTAGGGTTTGTTTAAGCGTCATCATCATTCTCCTCGCAGAGTTCACAGGTGGGGTGTTCAGGGTCACGGCAGTCTGGGTGTTGGGACAGGAGATACTGGTAGCGTCTGAGGTGACGAGCCTCAGACTTGATCTCCTCTGCTTCTGATGGGTCAATCTCTCGCATCTTCAATTCTCCTTTTAGGTTGAAAGATGGGGCTTGCGCCCCTTTGGGTTAAGAGTAGGACAAGCCTTGAAACTCAAAAGAGTCCGCAAACTCTGGTGCAGTAGACTTGCGAATCTCAATTGAGACACAACCAACACCATAGCGTTGAGCCAAATATTCTTTGGCATCAACAGTGTTAGCAACCACCAAAATGGTAGTAGCGTTGAAATCAGCGGGAGAGAAAGTGAAATCGGTCATGTGACCTCCAAAAAGTTGAATTGCGTTGTTGATGGAGTGAATCATACAGCGATTAACTACCTTGTCAACTCCCCCATAACTAATCCCCCACAGTTAACTCAACTATTCAATCACAAAGTGCTTGACCAATCAATTAAAAGTCTCTAGACTCCCCCACACTATGAACACTCCAACCATGCAAACCATTGATTCCATTAGGGAAAAGGCTGAAATCGCTGGCTACACCATCACAGATGTTGCTCGTCATGCTGGCTTTCACCCTGCCCAAGTTAGCCGTTACGCCACAGGTAAAACCATACCACTGGTCACCACCATCAGGAGGCTAGATGAGTCGGTAGATTCCCTGATTCAGGCTCGTTTTAAGGCTCTACAGGGGCTGTTAAATGACTAGGCGCACCATTGGTATTGACTGTGGCTTAAATGGGGCTATAGCCCTTGTGGTGGATGGCGAACTGGTGAGGGTAGTGGATATGCCCACAGTGACCTTGGAACGCAACGGCAAGACCAAGCGTCAGGTGTCAGTGCCTGAGTTGGTGGGCATCATCAAGGAACTTGACCCCACCGAGGCATACGCTGAAAAAGTGTTTGCAATGGCAGGGCAAGGCGTAACCAGTGTATTTTCTCTAGGGCGCAGTCTTGGGGTGGTAGAAGGTGTACTCACAGCCCTACGCATCAAGACCACCTTGATGACACCGCAAACATGGATTAAAGCTATGGGCGTTGTTGGGGGAAAGGATGGGTCAAGAGCAAGGGCGATGGAGTTGTTCCCTGACCATCTAGCCCTGTTCAAGAGGGTCAAGGATGATGGGCGCAGTGATGCCAGTTTGATTGCACTTTGGGGGTATCGCAATGGATAACAAAGAGAGAGAAACCTTGCGTGAGCACATCGTCTGGTTGGGTTCACAACTTGAACAGGAAAGACGGCAAAACCAACACACCGTGGTTTTCTTAAAGAGATTGCTTGACCCTGAAGACCTCGGTCATGCGGTGTCGCATGAGGTGAGAAAACTCGCCTACCAATTACTCATTGAACATCACCACATTGAAAGAGACTCATGGCAATCAAACAATTAAACATCAGAGCATCAGGTATCTCACGCACGATTGCTTGCCCTGCAAGCGTGAGGTTGTCGGCTCAAATGCCCTATCAGGAGAGTGGTGAGGCAGCGAAGATTGGCACTGCCATTCACGCCTTGGCAGAGCACTGCTACAAGCGTGACCTTGACCCTATGTTTTTCGCAAACAAGGTCTATGAAGGCATACAGATGACAGAGGAAAACTGCGAGTTTGCGATGCAACACTTGCAAGCCATTCGGGACATAGAGAAAGAGTTGGGAGAGGCAACAGTATCGGTTGAGAAGTTTCTACCCTACCAAGAAACCCCCATATACAAATGCGGTGGCACTGCTGATGTCATATGCATCAGTAAAGACAAACGCAAGATCATCATTGCTGACTTGAAAACTGGTAGAGGCTATGTTGATGCTGAATCAGATCAACTCAAACTCTACGCACTGGCGGCTATGGAGTCTGAGGGTCTATACCAAGACATTGATACTGTAGAACTCTGGATTATCCAGCCTCATCATGGTGAGGTGAGAAAGCACACCATGACAACTCAGGAGTTGGTTGATTGGGAGCATTACATATTGACCCCAGCGATTGAGAATGCACTAAACCCTGCATTCCCACCTATGCCATCAGACTCTGCTTGCCAGTATTGTGCAGCTAAGACAATCTGCCCTGCACAAGCAAACTTGGTTGAGGTGGTTCACTCAGCACCACCAGTAGAAGTCTTGACAGAAGAACAGATCAGCGTCTTGCTGACAAAGTTTGACATGGTTGAGGACTACATCAAGGCGGTGAGAGATCATGCCCTTAAACGCATGGAAAAGGGTGCTGTCATTCAAGGTTGGCAGCTCGCACCCAAGAGAGCAATCAGGTCATGGACTTCAGAAGAGAAAGCGATTGAGCAACTGGTTTTCCTTGGGCTACGAATCCATGAGATAACGAAAACCGAACTCTTGACTCCTGCACAGGTCGAGAAACTGCTACCCAAAGGCTTAAAGGAATCTATTGAACCGCTTACTTCTCGCATATCGTCAGGGCTGACGCTTGCCAGAGACAAGAGTATTGGTCAATAATCCCAACCCCAATCCCCCACCGTGACTTTGGTCACATTTTTTAAACTTCAACTTTCAACAAGGAAAACATCAAATGAATCTAAACCTTTCAAACTCTGGTGGTAGCGGTAACTACATTCGCTTTTCACCTCAAGCAAACGCATGGACAAACCAAGATGGTGAGTTCACCTTTGAAAAGTCGGTCTTTGACCATGAGAATCTGCAAACTGGTTGGATGCTGATTGCCGCTGGCATCTTTGAGTTCATGCCTGACAATGGTCTTGGGCAAAAGGGCGCACAACCGAGTGCGGAGCACAAGCGTGGCTTCAAAGCCATTTTCTATAACAAGACGATGGGTGTCGCAGAGTTCTCAGCCAATGGTGCAGGAGCTAACATGGGCTTGGAAGCCCTGTGGAAGCAAGTGCAAGCACAGGCATCTGCTAACGCTGGCAAGTTGCCTGTGGTGGAGTACAAGGGTTCTCGCCCTGAGAAGGTGGGCAAGGGAACAACACGAGTGCCAATCTTTGAAGTGGTGAGTTGGGTGGCAAGACCTCAAGCAATGCAAGAAGATGGCATGGGTGGGGCAGTGGAGTCAGCGTCACCTTTTGATGCGCCAAAGCCTGTAGCCAAACCAGCACCTTCTAAGCCAGCACCATCAACAATGAGTGATGATGAGATGTTCAGCTAAACACTGAACCCAACCGCACCAGAGTTTCGGGGGAGACTCTGGTTTTTTTGTCTCTTAACTGGATGCATCAATGTCAGCACAACAAATAGCCACTACCTTGGGCAATGCCAAGAAGGTAGGCAATGGTTACCTAGCAAGTTGTCCAGTACCTCGCCACGGTCAGGGCAATGGCGACAAGAACCCAAGTCTTTCAGTGACAGATGGTGACGATGGCAATGTACTTTTTAAGTGCCACGGTGGGTGCGATCAGCAAGAGGTCTTCAATACCATCAAGGACATGGGATTACTCCCACAGTTACCAGATAGACCAGAATATCTTTCAAATGTCAGACCTATCATGCCAGCTATTCCAGTGTTAGAGCATGAATGGTTCTACACAGATGAAAACGAGATGCCCTTGTTTGTTAAGCAAAGGTACAAGACCTTTGATGCCAAAGGCAAGACCTACAAGACTCTCAGAATCTTGGCTGATGGCACTCGGGTTGGGAAGTTGGGAGATTGCAGAATTGTCCCCTACCGACTCCCCGAGCTGCTACAGGCGGTTACCAATGGGAAGGTGGTCTATATAGCTGAAGGCGAGAAGGCGGTAGATGCCTTATGCAGTCTGGGGGTCACGGCTACCACCTCACACGCTGGCGCAGGAGGTTGGAATCAAGACTTGAACCAATACTTTGATGGCGCAAATGTCGTTGTTGTGCCTGATAACGATGTCGCTGGGTGGAGTTATGCCGACAAGATTGTCGAATCCTTACTGCCTGTGGTCAAAACCATCAGGGTCTTGGATTTGGGGTTGGACAAGCCAAAGGAAGACGCATACGAGTTTGTTCACCAATATGGCGGTACTAAGGAAACCCTAGCTGCCAAAGCCAAGGGTGCAAAGGTTTTGGGGCATGAGGATGTCATCTTGATACCCAAAAGACTGAGAGAGACACCCCCACCACCACCTGACCCTTTCCTCTCCCACGCTAACGAGCCAAAGCTTGAGCAGTCCAACACCAGAAAGAAGTTATTGGTCGAGTCTTGGGACTCCATTAAGGATGAACCAGTGGAATGGCTGGTGGAGTCGATAGTCCCAAAGAAAGGATTTGTAGCCCTGTACGCACCACCAGCGTCATGGAAGTCATTTATCTCGCTAGATTTAGCCGAGGCAATTGCTACAGGTCGGGATTGGATGGGCTACAAAATACCCAAGAAAGGGGCTGTGCTGTATATATGCGGTGAAGGTCATGGCGGTATGGGCGCAAGGGTGAAGGCTTGCAAGATACAGAACAAGAGTCCTGATGGGGTGAATCTGTACATTATTAGGGCGCAACTCAACCTGAGATCGTCACCAGAAGACTTTGCGGAGTTGTTGAATGCCATCAACGAGTTGATTGCTGAGATAGATGAACCCTTGGAACTCATCATCTTGGACACCCTGATGCGGATGTCTGGCGGTGGCTTTAACGAGAACTCATCCGAGGATATGGGTGGGTTTATCACCCAAGCAGGGAAGTTACAGGAAATCTTTGAGTGTGCCTTGATGGTCATTCACCATAGCGGTAAGGATGTCACCAAGGGTCTTAGAGGTCATAGTTCGCTGCTTGGGGCAGTGGACACAGAACTTGAGATAGCCAGACAGGATTTAGTCATCAATGCATCAGATGCAAGCGTGATAGGGAATGCCATCTTGACCGTGAGCAAGCAAAAAGATGGGGCAGACAGTATCCAGATCGGCATTGAAATCGTACTGGTGGAGATTGGAACATCAGATTTAGGCTTTGAAATCAACACTTCACTGGCTATCAGGCATAACCAAGAGATTGCTGGGAGTAACTCTAAAGGTAGTAAAAACAATGCTGGTAGCGGTAAAAATCAACGGTTGGAGATGGATTCGTTGATGAAGGTTATTAAATCTAAAGGTTCATACCGTGAAGTGGATGGTACTAGTAGGTATGGCGTGAGTTTGGAGGATTGGAGGGCTGAATTTTGGTCTATGAAGGGCTGCACTGAGGAGGATAAAACGACTTTTAAGGTAGCTTGGCTTCGTGCTAGAGAGAGGTTGGTAGCCACCAATAAGGTCGTGATTGGGTCTGGTTGGGTGTGGTTGAAGTCGAGTTTGGAAAACTTCTGATATGTGTTTTTATCCAGTAACAAACGATACAAACGGTAACAAAGTAACTTTTGTTACTCCCGAGGAGATGGTTACAAACCACCTCAGGTCTATGTACCTGAGGTTTGTAACCTGTCACTTTGTAACTTTATAAATTTTAGAAGGAAAATGAAAATGAGTCGATCTAGGTCAAGAAGAGAAGTGCCCCAAGTTGAGGTCAAGAGGTATGAGCCAACCACTTGGGATATTCAGGCGAGTGCTTGCCTCACCGAATTGGAGGTGAGAAAGGAGCAACATCATCAGAAATGGGGTTGCGAGAGATTGATTACTTTAGTTGACACGGTATTTAGGGAGAGGTTTTGGGTGCAAATGGCTAGGGTTTGGGATGCCACTGATGCCAAGGATATTGAGAGACTGAGGAAGGCGGTCTACGGCATGGTCAAAGGGTACGATGCTTTGGAAGCGTGGGCAGTGGACAATGGAGTTCCACAAAACCCACCCATCAGGTTTTTGGAGTGGAAGACTTTGGATGGGAAAATCATGGCAGTTGTCCAGACCGTCAACGAAAGCCTAGACTTGCAGCGAGAACGCAAAGACTTGAATTGGATTTGGACACTGGAAGAGTTTGAGATTGTCTTGGCTGACCCATTGGTGCAAGAGATCATGGCAATCAAAGCACTCGACCCCACCGCACAGGTCAAGATGTTCAAGAAAGGTGAATCAGGGTTTGAAGACATGGAAGACGACCTCCATGTTTTGGAGGGTGAGCCAGCACCTAAACTTTTCAATGTGAAGAGGTGATGGGTGGGTAAAGGCAGACCATCCAGTTTGAAGGTCAAATACTTTCAGCGGCAACTTGGTGAGGCTGAGAAGACAATTCTTGCCTGTGCTGGCAATGGCGATATATCGTTGGGGTTCAAGATTGTCATTGAATCGTTTGCGGTTCTATGGGAAGCTGGATACAGACCACAGGGCGATTTGCGTGATTTCTTGGGGCTGGATACAGAACAGCAATAAAAACCTGTTCTAGCCTTGTTTTAAGGCTTTCTAGAGGCATCGGCAGTCATAGATTCTGCCTAGCCTTTTTTAATATTTGGAAATGAGAATCACTATCATTCTCAAGTACCCCAATAATGCACCCTCCGCCTCTCTCCCTCTCCGCCTCCCTGCCAGTTGCCGATTTGCCAAATTCCAAGTTATCCACAGGTTATCCACAGATTTGGATCGAAGTTATCCACAATTGCCCCAACTGGTTTCAATTTGCGTCTCAATTGCTGTGAGTTTGTAATGCTTTCTTTGATTTTGAGTTAACATAATGGACATCGTGTTAAATGGATTTTGTAAGTTATCTGTAAGTTGCAGAGAATGTCCAATGAAATCAACAACTTACAGATGCACATCTGCAAACTGAGTTATCCACAGAAAATAGTTCTCAATTTTTCGATGGGGGGAGGGGGTGGTCTTGGTCTGTGATAATTGTGGGAGCATCCGCCCCTCTGAAAAAGCGAAAATAGAAAAAGGGGCGAAGCCCCGCTTCCCCGCTATGAAAAAAAAGGAGTTGGCGGTTTCCATAAGGCAGGATTCGGGCGCAATTCAACAAAAATCTCCCACGATGCCGACACGCTTGACCGCCAACGCTGATAAATCTAGCATATCGTCACAGTATTTGCTATAGTCCCCACCTATCACGCCCACCAAGACAAGGACAATCGTGAAGATCGAACAGATGGACAGCATCCAAGATGAAGCCCCACAGCCTCAGCCAGAGAAGAAGAAGGCTGGCAGACCCAAGGGCATTTATGGCTTAAAGCGTCAGATACAGGAGTACGCAAGGAATCCTGAGTTAGCGTTACCCAAGACTGACAACCAGAGAATCAAGGACTTGAAGGATATGCTTATCAAGTCCAGTGGTAAGGATGTGGTTGAGAAGATGATCTCCATTGCGTTGAATGACAACCACCCCGCACAGATGGCGGCTATCAAGATGTGCGTTGACCGCACACTGCCTGTTAGTATGTTTGAGAAGGATAAGAGCCAGAGGAGTGCGGTCACCATCAATATCACTGGCATAGGCGCACCTACGGTAGCGGCAACGACAATTGAGCCTGATGACATACAGGATGTAGAGGCTAAGAATGGCTGATCTGAACTTTGCGCTATTGCCGTGGCAGCAGGAGGTGTATGCCGACAAGACGAGGTTCAAGGTGGTGGTTGCTGGTAGACGATGCGGTAAGTCTAGGTTAGCGGTGACTACCTTATTGATTGAGGGTTTGAGCTGCCCTGCTGGTAGTGCGGTGCTGTATGTTGCCCCTACCCAAGGTCAGGCAAGGCAGATCATTTGGGATGTGCTCTTGGACATAGGGCGAGAGATCATCACCAGTAGCCATGTGAACAACATGGAAGTCACGCTTATCAATGGTGCAAAGATATACATCAGGGGTAGTGACAGACCCGACACCTTACGAGGTGTCTCCTTGACTTACGCAGTACTGGATGAGGTAGCGGATATTAAGCCTGAGACTTGGGAACAAGTTATCAGGGCATCTTTGTCGGATAAGCGTGGTCGTGCCATGTTCATCGGTACACCCAAGGGTAGGAACTGGTTCTTTGACCTGTACAACTTGGGTCAGGAGGGTGAGGATGCGGATTGGAAGTCGTGGCATTTCACCACCAAGGATAACCCTTTGATTGATGTCTCTGAGATTGAGAGCGCAAAGAAGACCCTATCAAGTTTCGCCTTTAAGCAAGAGTATATGGCGAGTTTCGACAATGCTGGCTCTGATGTGTTTAAAGAGGAGTGGGTGAAGTATGGGGAGATGCCTGAGCATGGGAGTTACTTCATAGCGGTAGACTTGGCTGGGTTTGAGGAGGTGGCAAAGCAAGCCGCCAACTCCAAGAAGAGGCTAGACCAGAGTGCCATTGCGGTGGTGAAGGTGACCGAGGATGGCAAGTGGTGGGTGCAGAAGATTGAGTATGGGCGGTGGGACATTAGAACGACTGCTGCCAATATACTGTTGGCGATCAGGGACTACAAGCCCCTATCCATTGGGATTGAGCGTGGTGCGTTGAAAAATGCGGTACTTCCCTATTTGTCCGATTTAATGCGAAAATCGAACATATATGCCCATATTGTGGACTTGACGCATGGGAACAAGAAGAAGAGTGATCGAATCATTTGGGCATTGCAAGGAAGGTTTGAGCATGGCAGAATCGTGCTTAACAAGGAAGAGGATTGGACAGAGTTCCTAGATCAGTTGTTGATGTACCCATCTCAGGGGGTGCATGATGACCTTCCTGATGCGTTAAGTTATATAGATCAGTTATCTATAACCTCATACTTTGAGGCAGATGATGAAGACGAGTGGCAACCAGTTGACATCATTAGCGGGGTTTAGATGGCAAGAGATGATGGCTTTGACATATTTAGTCCCGACCCTTTTGGTCGTGACATCATCTATGGGCTATCTACTGGTCAAGAGCCATTGGGTCTTGCGCCACCACCACAGGGTTTGCCTGTAGACACCAGACCCTATGACAGGATGCAAGCTACCCCAAGGGGGTTCATCTCTGGTTTGTTCTCTGATGTTTTGGGTGGTACTTTTAATATGCCACAAATGCCTAGAACTGGCATACCTGCTGTGGATGTGTTTAGCCCTAATATAAATTTGTTTAACAGGTTGGCTTTGGGCGATGTCCAAAAGACTGCTGAACGCATCTCTTATGGTGAGCCACTGGCTACAGGTCAAGGCATGACTTTGCGCCCAAGGGATGAAACCATTGGTGCGGCTTTGACCGTTGCGCCTTTTGTTGGTGAAGCAGCTGTACTTGGCGCAAGGGGTGCTCGCACTGGTGCAAGGATGGTAGGTCAAGAAATAGCAGACAGGGTGGCAACTGGTCAGTCCATGCTGCCAAGTGGGTTTGCTGAACCAAGACCATCATTGTTTGCGGTTGAGCCTAGCCCCATGATGCCAAAGCCTCAAGCCCCAGTTTCTCCATTGGGTTTTTACTCAGCGGCTGAACAAGCGGCATTGAACTTGCCAAGGAACAAGGGTACTGGTCAAGCGTTCCTTAATGACCTGATGAAAGCCCCTGATGTTAAGAAGGATGAACTGTCTTGGATTGGGTTGGATGACTTTCTGAAAGACAAGCCCAATGTGACCAAGCAAGAGGTGCAAGACTTTATTGCAAACAATAAGGTGGATTTGCAAGAGGTGAGGTTGGGTGAGTCTCCATTTGAAGACCCTGCTGGTATTGCCAAGCGTAAAGCAATATTTGATAAGTATGAGCCAGAGATACAACAGTTATATAAAGATTTGGATGATGTAAATCTTAAAACAAGAAATGCAGTCAAAGTAGCAACTGCAAAATATGACGAGATGCTTTATCAGTTAAATAAAGAGGGGTATATGCCCACCGCACAAGATTACGAGGCTTTTAATTTAGCAGAAAAAGAATTAACCCAAGCTAACAGAATGCGGAATGATGATATTGATATAAGAAATAGGCTTAGCGAAATACAAAGTATGCGTGATGCAGAAGCTGATGCGGCTTATGTAGTTCCAGAGCGTGTGCCAACAAAATATGGCAAATACCAACTTGCTGGCGGTGAAAACTATCGTGAGATTTTGCTGAAGTTGCCGCAAAAACCACAAGCATTACCAGAGGGTTTTAATGTTGATGCTTATTCTGTTAATGGTGTAACCAAATATGGCGTTTATGGCGCTGATGGTCTGAGGTATGGTAGTGGCGCAACAAAAGAAGAAGCACTTCAAAGATTTAGTGAGGTACATCAAAACAAGCCATACCAATCCTCCCACTTTGACCAACCCAACATCCTAGCCCACATGAGGGTCAATGACCGTGTTGATTCTGATGGTAAGAAGATGCTGCTTGTGGAGGAGATACAGTCTGATTGGCATCAAGCTGGTAGGGAGAAGGGGTATGCAACGACAGACATCAATACCCGCCTGAAGGAATCAGAAAAAGAACTAGAACAGATTGGCTTGCAAATCAGAGGTTTAAATAATCGCATGGCAAGCCTGTCTGATGCTGATCTTAATGAGTTCAATAAACTTGCTGATGAACGACAGAAGTTGTATGACAGACAAGGCGTGTTAATAGATGAGGGCAATGCACTCATTGATAGACGCAATGATGGAGTACCAGACGCACCTTTCAAAGATACATGGTATCAACTTGCCCTAAAACGCATTATGAAATATGCCGCTGACAATGGGTATGACAGGGTGGGGTTGACTACTGGTAAGCAACAAGCAGATCGCTATAAATTAAGCAATGAAGTTGATGAAATAAATGTTACTGGTAGAACAAATATGGCTACTGGTGAAAAATCAAGGTCAGTAGCATTAGATTTGAAATCAGGAACATCTTACAGATTAGGCGTAGATAACAATGGCGTTATTGATAATGTAAATGATGCTCAAATAGCAAACTTTAAAGGAAAAAAACTTGCTGAAATTGTTGGCAAAGACATTGCAAAACAAATTATGGAAGGCAGTTCGCAAACAATAAAAGGCGAAGGGCTTAATATTGGTGGCGAGGGAATGAAAAGATACTACGATGAAATCTATCCCAAGTACCTAGAGAAATACGGCAAGAAGTTTGATGCTAGTGTTGGTGAGACAAAAGTCAATACTGTTATGCAAAGAGCTGATAACAGCATGATTCCCCAAATGGGTCAAGAACCAGTACGCTACATTGACATTACGCCTAAAATGAAGGAAAGTGTTGGTAAGGGACAGCCATTATTTACTGCAATCCCTGCTGGCACACTAGGTTTAGGGGGTCTTGAGTACACAGACCCCTTTGCAAACCCATTAGCAGAGGACACAACAAGGTAACACTATGGCAACAGACAAACTTGAACAAAACGAATTTTATGAGCCGACTGAGGCTGATAAAGAATTGACAGATTTTGTCACTGACCATTGCCAACGCTGGCGTGATTACCGAGACACCAACTTTCTCCCTGATTGGCTAGAGTATGAACGCATCTTCCGAGGTCAATGGGCTTCTGAAGACAAGACTCGTGAGTCTGAGCGTAGCCGTATCGTCACCCCTGCCACACAACAAGCAGTTGAAACTCGTCATGCCGAGATCATGGAAGCAATCTTTGGTCAAGGCGAGTTCTTTGACATTGAAGACAATATCCAAGATGTGAACGGCAACCCCATTGATGTTGAGATGATTAAGGCTCAACTGATGGAAGACTTCAAGAAAGACAAGATTCGTAAATCCATTGACCAAATTGAGTTGATGGCTGAAATCTACGGCACAGGTATTGGCGAGATTATTGTCAAGACTGAGAAAGAGTTCATCCCTGCCACTCAGCCCATCCCAAATATGCAAGGTCAAGCGGCAATTGGAGTCATGGAAAGAGACAGGATTGCTGTCAAGATCATGCCTGTCAACCCCAAGAACTTCCTCTTTGACCCCAATGGTACATCCATTGATGACTGCATGGGCGTGGCTATCGAGAAATATGTCTCAATCCACAAAATTGTGGCTGGTATTGAGAAGGGAATCTACCGCAAAGTAGACATCACCCCTACTTATGAAGACACTGACCTTGAGCCAACCCAAGAAGTCTCTCAATATCAGGATGAAAAGGTACTTTTGCTGACCTACTATGGTCTTGTCCCTCGTGAATACCTCAATAACATGAAGGAAAACAAGGAAATCGTAGAGTTATTTCCTGAAAACTCAGCCGCTGAAGACTACACAGACATGGTTGAAGCCATTGTCGTGATTGCCAATGATGGTTTGTTGCTTAAGGCTGAAGAAAACCCATACATGATGAAAGATCGTCCTGTTCTGAGCTATCAGGATGACACAGTTCCTAACCGATTGTTGGGTCGTGGCACAGTGGAGAAGGCATTCAATATGCAAAAAGCCATTGATGCCCAGACTCGTAGCCACTTGGACTCACTGGCATTGACCACAAGCCCCATGATTGCGATGGATGCGACTCGTTTGCCTCGTGGTGCTAAGTTTGAGGTGAAGCCGGGCAAGGCAATCCTGACAAATGGTGCTCCTAGCGAGATTTTGTATCCATTCAAGTTCGGTTCAACCGATGGAAACAACCTCCAAACGGCTCAAGCCTTTGAAAGAATGCTGTTGCAAGCTACTGGAACTCTGGATTCTCAGGGCATGGTGACTCAGGCGGCTCGTGATGGCGGTGGTGGCGGTATGTCTATGGCTGTTGCCTCCATCATCAAGAAATACAAGCGTACTTTGGTGAATTTCCAAGAAGATTTCTTGATTCCTTTCATCAAAAAAGCCGCTTTCAGGTTCATGCAGTTTGACCCAGAGCGTTATCCCTCTGTAGACATGAACTTCATCCCAACTGCTACCTTGGGCATCATTGCTCGTGAGTATGAGCAACAGCAATTCATTGGTTTGTTGCAAACTTTGGGTGCTGAAACCCCTGTTTTGCCCATTATCCTCAAAGGAATCATTGGAAACAGCAGTTTGTCTAACCGCATGGAGTTGATTGCCAAGTTGGATGAGATGATGCAACCCAATCCTGAAGCTCAACAGTTGGCACAGGCTCAACAACAGTTGGCACTGCAAGCGGCACAGGCTCAGATTGCAGTTTCTACGACTCAAGCTGAACAAAACAGGGCTGAAGCACAGAAATTGCTCACAGAAGCGCAGTTGATGCC